GCGTTTAGGTGTGGAAAACTTTACTTGTTATTTTACATTGTAGGTGGTAGAGTCTGGGGATGAATACAAGAGAAATAAAGTTTAGGGCGTGGGATAAGAAGAAGTCAGAGATGTGTGAACTGACGACCAACATATTTAGCAAGTCTAAATCACTGTTGTTCAATGATGGTATTTCTGAAATCCAAAAAGAGTTTGAGTTAATGCAATACACCGGACTCAAAGATAAGAACGGAGTTGCAGAAATATACGAAGGTGATATCATAGATTCCGAGGGTAATCTAATCGGAAATATCTATGAGTCGCCATCGTTACAGCAAGAAGGAATTAATCACGTTATTGCAGGAATGGGCACGAATGCATGGAGAGAGTCCGAGTCAATCACAATGGGACGCGGATGCAAATATGCCCAGTAGTAATCCAGTACGAATGAGGTTTGGGAGTTGGGCAAAAGGCTTGAATGCTGCTGGTTTGCCTGTGAAGCAACCAACCATATCACCCTTATGCCGCCAACGGATGATAGCCGCTCACAAAGGGCGTACCAGTTTTGCGTGGAAGGGCGGTCGACATGTAGACGCGAATGGATATGTGATGGTATGGGAACCAACTCATCCAAATGCAAAGGGGGGTAGAGATAAGAGTTATGTTGCAGAGCATCGTAAGGTTATGGCAGACCATCTTGGACGCCCACTACTTCGTAGTGAACAAGTACACCATAAAAATGGTGATAGAGCGGATAATCGCATAGAAAATCTTGAATTATGGTCAACCTCGCAACCGAGCGGCCAACGTATTGAGGATAAGTTGAAGTGGGCGCGTGAGTTTATCAACATCTACGAAAACCCAGAACTACTAAAATGACCCCACGCCAAGAAACGCTCCACGCGTACTATAAAAAGGTAGCCAACGCATACGAGAAACAACCAGAAAATAAAAAGAACAAGTCAGAGATTGCCCGCAAGTTCCACACTTCCCGCCAGCGTATACAGCAAATACTTGATAAAATGTACGCTAAATAGTTATCCACAACGCTTTACAAAACGCTTGACATCATAACCACACTGCGCTAGTCTATACATATACAACTAACAAGATATTGTATGTACGAAATCAAACAGGCACTCGCGCAGATAGACCTCACGACAGAGAACGAAATCAGCCAGGGACTTATCGGATACGATTATTCAGACCTAAGCCAAGAGCTTGTATGAAAACCCTAATTGTTCAAGGAGAAAGCAAGTCAGAGAACGTAGTCATGGACAAGCGATATGATTGTTACGAGTGTAACGATTCTGGTGAGGTAAATGATGTGCAGTATGACCACGACTCTCACAACTACTACAACGACGGTTCTACAAAGCCTTGTATTTGCCAACTATGAACGAACTTAAAGAATACACAGACGCGCTCGCTGGACTACGAAACGCAGTCTTTGAGTTGAAGCGTCAATCACTCGACACTCGTGACGCAATGGGAGAACTCGCAACAAGCTCACACCTACGTTCAACCCTTAACCTAATGAAAACAGACGTAGCGTTTAGAAACTTACTGGAACTATCTAACTAATTATGGTCTTCAACGAAGAAAGCCTACGCCGCCTAGAACTCGATGATTTCTCAGACGTGCGAGAAGTGAAAGGTTGGAAACAGACATCACTATCAGACACCTTTGTACTGTTTGGTGCGGCAATTGTAGTGGCTCTTTTACTCGGTGCGCTCTTGTATGTAATTGGATAGGTATGTCAAAAGAACTCACCCATAAGTTGCCGGAACTCTCAGAACTCTACGAAAACAAAGAGTCAATGGTAAAGCGCAATCAGCTCAACATAATTCTAAATGCAGAACCAAAGAAAGAGTGGATACGTGTGCATCCAATGACGAAACAGAACTACATGCCGATCGACCGTGTGGAGTACTTACTTACCATGATTTTTGGCTCTTGGAACGTAGACATAAAAGCAATCCAACTTATCGCAAACAGTGTTGTAGCAACGGTACGTATCCATGTCAAAAACCCTGTCACTGGACTTGATGAATATCAAGACGGTGTTGGTGCAGTACCGATTCAGATTAAAAAGGACAGTGGTGGCGCGATTGACTTTCAGAACATGAACGCGATGGCTATTCAAATCGGCGCACCAGCAGCGGAGAGTTATGCTTTCAAGGACGCGGCAGAGAAGTTTGGCAAAATCTTTGGAAAGGACATCAACCGCAAAGACAGTCCTACCTATGTAGACCGCATCACTCAGATGATTGAGGAATCTACCCCGTCAGACCTCGCGCAAGAAATCATTGAGAAAATTGACGCGTGTACAAACGAAGAGGCTTTGAAAGAAGTCTACGAAGAATATAAAGGACTCGGCAAGCACTTTGACCGCGCAATTATTAAACAACGGGACTTTATCCGTTCTGTAAATGAAAGCGAAGGTAAGGAAGCGGTACTATGACCATCCACGACGTAGTACAAAAGTCTCCTGAGTGGTTTGCGCTTCGCCGCCAGTATCCTTTGACCGCCTCAAACGCACAGGCAATAGGGAACAATGGCAAAGGACTTGAAACGCTTGTATGGGATAAACTCGCAGAAGCATATTCGTCTGGGGTGGTTGAAGAGTATGGAAATAAGCACACAGAACGCGGAAACGAGTTAGAGCCACAAGCACGTTCACTCTACGAACTTGAAACAGGAAATAAAGTCACGGAAGTAGGTTTTGTCACAAACGAAGAAATAAGTAGCGTCGGTGGTGCAAGCCCTGACGGGCTTGTTGGAGAGGACGGACTGCTAGAGATAAAAGCCTTCGACGATACAAAGCACTTTAAGATGACAGTAGAGGGTCTTGAAATCGAAAGTCAATACATGTGGCAGATGCAGATGCAAATGCTATTTACTGGACGGAACTGGTGCGATTTTCTCGCATATAATCCAAACTTCTCAAAGTCCTTGCTCATTCAGAGAGTAGTGGCAGACGTAGAAATGCAGCAGAAGATTATCGAAGGACTAAAGACTGGCGAGAAACTTATAAAAGGAATTAAATCGAAAATCTAATATGAAAGCAATACCACGATTCAATGACCATGGGAGTGCATGTAAGGGTCACGCGAATTATATGCTTGATTGTGAATATACAAAACAAGAAGAAAGAGATTTGCTAATTGGCATTATAGATAACTACCTAAAAGATTAATATGGAAAAATTGAACATCAGCAAGCCAGAGAAGTACACGACAAAAAGCGGAGAGGAAAAGACCTTTTGGGCAAACGTGGGAACTATCACAATCTTCGAGAAACCAGACGGGAGTAAGAGCTATATTGTCGAGATTCCTGCAATTAGTTTGAAAGCAAACGCCTTTCCTGCGGAACGCAAAGATGGCAACCGTACAACTGGTTCAGATGACATAAATCCAGAAGATATCTTCTAGCCATGCAAGCCGCCAACCTACTCAAAATCAAAGGAGCAGATGGTGAGAAAAGCACGGTCGCGCTCCTAAACTGGTTCCTAAACAATCCTGGAAGATGGATAAGCACTACAGACATGGGTCTACAAGGCATAAAATTCACGTATAGGAATGGTAAGGTGTGTTTTCCTAACCAGGCTACTTTAGAGAGAAAGGCGCGGGATTTACGCTCATATGGGCTTGTGGAGTCAAAGAAAGACGGACGGTATGAATTATTTAGACTCGCGCAGTCAGTGAGTCCTATTCAACCAAAAATACTACGGTTTACCGACCCTGTAACTGGCAAGGTTACGATTATTAAAAAGTACGCATGAACTCAATCCCCGCACGCATAGTAAACGGAAAGATAGAATATAGCCCTATCTCTTTCAGTAGATTTGCGGCAGCAAATAATGAGAAGGTGGTTGATATTGTCGTGCGCAAGAGCAAGCGGACCGATAGACAAAATCGAAGTTTACATTTATTCCTTTCCCAAGTCGCGGAAGCTCTAGACAAAGAAGGCTTTACCGTCCAAGACGTAACCGCGCAGATTAAGAAAGCGGAAATCCACCCGACACAAGAGATACTCAAAGAAGTAGTCTGGCGTCCACTCCAAGAGATTATTCTTGGAACTAAATCCACCACAGAACTCGGAAAAGGAGATGTAGACAAAGTATATGAAGTGTTCAATAAGTGGCTTGGTGAGAACTTCCACATTTTTGTACCATTTCCACACCACGAGACAGAGCAGGATTATATAGACGCTACGACGCGGTAGTTATCCCCACATATTCTATTGCATTTTAGGTACTTTTGCCGTACATTATAAGTATGGAAACAAAAAACACAGATTCAGTGTTTGTAAAGTCGTTCTTTATGATTCTTTGTTGGTTTGCTACGACAACTCCGATTATATATGCACTCATTGTTCACGCATGGTTGTGGCTTGCATTTGTGACTATTGCAGAGTGTGGCGCTGTCGTAGGT